ATTATTATCCTTAAAGTAAATACCGTTGTCGTTGCTACTTATATAGATGCTACCTTGAACAACATCCAATTTAGCACTAGGTGTTGTAGTGCCAATGCCAACCTTTCCGTCATTCTTAATAATAACATTATCACGTAGTCCGTTGTAGGTTTGAAATTTTATATCACTATCATTTGAATTATACGCTCTCACGGCAATGTTGCTGCCGTCACCATAAAATCCTTGCGGACCAGAACCGATATTTGTAGAACCAAATATACCATCACCCACGACTTCAAGCTTTGCGTTTGGTGTCTTTGTACCAATACCGACGCTACCAGATGCATTTAAATTGCTATCAAAATTGACATTACCGGATGCACTCACGCTACCAACAACAGTCAGCTTAACTGCGTTATTTGCTGGTGGTTTTGTACCAATACCTACAGAGCCAAATGTATCAATAATAAAGGGATACGCATTATAGTTTGTGTCATCAACCTGTAATGCAAAGCCTGCGCCCCGCTGTGTTATTTGTAATGCAGGAGCATCATTCCTTGTAATATTAGCAGACAGAGAGTTTGATAAAATACCACCGGAAAGTGGAAGATATTTTCCATCGATATAATTTCTATCAGCTAGCGACATCGCATCAATCTGCTGCTTGACATACAGCTTATTAGTTACATCAGCGTCGAGAACCGGCATAGTTGACACACTGATATTGACGGTACTGCTTAATGTTCCCTTAATAGTTGTTTTACCGCTCAATGGAACATAATTGTTACCAACATAGTTTCTTGTATATAGCTGATCTGCAGCTGTAACTACACTAGCTAACGTATCTACGTATGCTTTATTTGTACTATCTGTACCGTGAATTGGTGCATTATATACTGCAATTTTCGACGCTGACAAGGTAGTTGTAGTAATACTCTTAACTACATTAAGGTTAGAATCGAATGTATCAAGTGAAAGGTACTGATCGTTAAAAATTAAATTGCCGTTGTAATACTTAAACGGAGGACCGTATGTGGGGTGTGCATTTATCCATTCACCGGCACCGCTACGAACGTATAGTATGCCAGTATTGAGACCAGCTGCGTCTTGTGATTCAAAAACTAAATCACCAGGTAAAGGATTTTGAAAATCATCTTTACCGTAACTTGTAACAGCTCCTTTATTACCGACTAATACACCGCCCTTATTACCGTCACCGACAAATACTCGTTTTGTATCGGTTGTATAGCCTAATTCTCCTGGTGAAAATACAACTTCCTTACGGTCATTGTCAATACCTCTTCTGATGACGATCTTGACGATTGTGTCGGTAGTGATTTGTGGAAGTGCGTTGGCCATTAACAGTATTTAGTGTAAAAAGTGCAAAATCAATTAGTTCAAATACACAATTTGTGATTTATCGAGGTAATTCTGTACGTCCGCTAATAGCGAGGATAACATATTTACTTGAATATCGTAAATATACTCAAACGGTCGATTGACAGTGTTATTTTGAAACAATTCATTCATTCCAATGTAATTGGTTATATCCTGTTGAAAGAATGTCTTGTTTATTTCATCAGGTAATAGGTATCTCGTACCAACTAGCAAGATATCACCGCTAGCAGGATCTTTCTTGTATAGGAACTTACTCGTTATCTCATCTCGCAAGCGCATATGATTAATTAACAGTTTAGAGATAGCCTTATTTATTACCCAATTTTGAAGATATTCATCCGGGTGTATGGTTACGGCACTTAACGGATACACATCAAAATATGGGTCAGTAAGCACACTCGTAAGATTTAAATTGTCCTGATATATTGATATCTTTCCAATATTGTGGTAGTTACTAAATACAAAATTGTAGTCATACGCGGTACCGAGGGATGTGACAGGAACGGATGAGAATCCTGTAATCGTTTCATCGGTATTAACTCTTAATCTTGGTAGCAAGTACATACCGATGGATTCTGAAGGATTATTAATTAGTCTTTTGTAAACATATTTTTCTGTAAAGAGATAAAATACATTAGTATCTGTCGGTGAAAAAATAATACGCTTTACACTACCAGTGTCACCAGAGAGTGGTGCGGTATCAATAGTTACTTTTGATGAAAAGTCGTTTGCGTACTTATACATGTTGTCATCATTCGTGATAACATACATATTACCTATATTATCATGATTAATATTGATAGGGTATGCAGATAGATAATCTTTGAAGAGTCTGTACGTAGTTATCCAGTTTAAATTTTTATCATATTTTTTAATACAACTATTTCCGGAGTCTAAAACATATAGCTCTGAATTATAACATGTCATACTGTAGGGCATATTAAATTTTGTTGAATCATCGTACGATCCCTTCCCACCAATACTTGTTTGATAAATGAGTGTATTATCAAGAATATTATCATCTGTTAAAAACCCTGACGCATCATACTTTACAATATTATTCGCACTTAAGTCAAGTATGTATAAAGAATTATCGGTATTAAATGCAAAATCCTGTATTTTGCCCCACCTAATATTTGAATTTTCAAATACTGACGTCGTACTCAATGCTGTGACCACGCTGGTAAACGTACTATTGCTATTGAACACCAAGAGTGATGGTCCTGAAGACATGAAGATCGAATATTGATTACGGTTTGGATTGTATTGAACAGAAAACACATCTGTTTTGTCAATATGATGGAGCTTAGCCGCTGAAAAACTTGAAAAGGTACTCGTACTCAGTTCCCTATAATATGAAAATTGCTTACCACTAACACCTATTGTTGCCACTGAAGTTAATGGTATTATATTTGATGCAATATAAGATAGTTTGTAGAGATGTAGAAAATTATCATATAGCTTAGTTATAACGCTATTAATATTAAAATTTGTAACAGTTTCATTTTGTTTTATTTTAATATTCTCAAAACCAGAATAAGGAAGCGTTAATGTCGATCTGAGATATCGGTCATAAATTATACCTTGTTGATTAATTATGTCGTTAATTTTCATTCTTAATTAGCCCACTTTATTGTATTTAATTTTGAATAAACAGGTGCGGAATTTGTAAGCACAGTATTTATTTGTTTTTCTAGCGCCGCTTTTAACGCAGGATTTGTAATACCTGTATTTCGTATAGTAATGTTATATAGTGTAGATTTAGATCCCGGTATTGTTGCTTTGAAATATCGCTCAATCTCTTCAGTGTAATTTCTACGGCCGCATGCAATATCAAAATGTATATCCTGTATATCTCTACCCTCACGCGCATGCATGATTATATCATAATCATTAAGTGCGGCACTATATATGTGTAAATTTTTAATTTTTACATCTTCTGTTAGATAGGAGGTCTTTTTAAGATATTCAAATAACGGTAGTGAGTTATTAAAGCATGATGTACCGATTAAAAACGGTCTATATAGTAAGTTACTGAATTTGTATTTACGGGGAGCAAATTGAATGTCATCTACCTTTTGACCATCAATAAATAAAGCCATATATCCATGATACGTGTCAAAACGAACTGCAAAATGATGATAGCCTGTATCTAGTGCTGATAAATTGAATATAATTTCACTCGATTGTTGATCGGTGCTATCATATACACTCGACATAATAGCCTTTACGTTCAAGTTAGCTGTTGGATAAGCATCTCTCACGTACTCACGTAGGTAATTAGTATTTGTTAACACGGTGTTACCAGACTGAGCTGCATAAAATGTACTCAATACTAGATTACTGCTTGTATCTTGTAGAATGAGCTGATAGGCTGGCACTGTATAGGATGTCAACACATCTGTAACAGTTTGCATTCCACGTCTTGTAAATAAAACGTTATTTGAATATTTTTTATTTGCAAATTCTGAAACAAAACAAATTTTATAATTTTTGTAAGTATCAAGATACTGAGTTCGAGTAACATTACATACGTCTGCGGATTGTATCGGCGTTACAAATACAATACGGCTATCTTGCAATGTGTAATCATAAATCGGACGCAAGTTAATATTATTAATTGATACAGTATAATCTGACGGAATTAACGACCCACTATTTGTTATATTGAAAGAGCTCTTGATGCCATCACCTGTTAGATAGACTGTACTTGTTGTAAGTGTGTTAGAAGTAAAAGTACCTGAGAGCAGTAATTCATTCTTTTGTGTATATTTGAAATACTGATCTTGATTAAGCATGATCCAAATATTGCCGTCAAAATCTACATTAAAATCCGTAATATACGTACCTGCTTTACTCGTTTTAAAAGCTGTTGTAAAAGACGCTAATGTCGATGAATCGATCTCATCCCAAACTACAATTGAAGTATTGCTATCTGTTAAATAGTAAATTGTATTATCAATACGTCTTGAAATTGAACCTGGTGTAAAGTATATAACAGAATTATACATATCGACTGTAGTAGCAAGAGAATTACTCCAACTCGCTGTAGATGCAAATTTAGAAGTAACCTGATTCTGCGCGAGCTTTGTTACAGTATTTGGCTGTAGATTGACCTGTAGAAGACTCATTGTAGAGATACCCGAACATAAGACATATGCCGTTGTATCATCGTTTGTAATATCCACGGCAGTAGAAAGATAGGGAGAAAATGTTTGTCTGAGTAGTATGTCGTCGCATGTATACTGTCTAAGATAACCATCTTTAAATACCACGGAATAATTTTCAGCAAATCTCGAGCGTATATACTGCAGCGGCTCTGAAGTATATTGAATAGTTTTTAAAGGTACAAGATCTGTATTTAGAATATTAAGACTCGACGCTGAATTAAAAAATATTGTCGGGGTAACAACATTTTGATTAAACATACCAAACCCGTCGTTTACAAGATTTCCTAGTATCTGATTACCGAAAGGTTTCGACCAATCTTGATTATACATATCAAAAGCAATAGTAAACTGATTTGTGTCTTGAATACTCGATAATGCACCTGTTACAGCATATTGATTGCCCTCAAAGAAATATTCATCTGCTGTCATTGTAATCGGAGATATCGTCGATCCGTCTGTTGACATGTATTGTACACCGTTAGGATTTACACTAAACGGTAAAAGTGTTTGTATGTATTTTTTAACATCCTTATTACCGTAATGATGGTACATGTAATATGTACCTCCTTCAAATACTAAATCTGAAGGCTTATCAAATACATCATCTGTCCCGACAATATCACCAGCGGCTTCCACGAGTCCTTCAAATACCGTTTTATAATATATTGGCTCTATTGACCTACTTGTTAGTGCAGCAATAGAAGACACTTTTGATGGATTATAATATCGATCTACCCAAACTGGCATGATGTTTACATCCGTGGCTCCCGACAACCAACTACAAAGAAACGATCCGTTTACTTCATCTGTAGCGCTACCAAAAGGAGATGTATTCTTTGCATCAACGAGCTTTTTAAAAATCTTATCAGACTTTATAGGGTGATCACCTGCAATTGCCCCTGCTTGTATTAACCCAGAGTCATTAACATTTATTTGCTTAAACGGATATAGTGATTCAGGTACGTGAAAGTATGTTACTTGATCAGCAGGTAATACTATGTCCGTGGTAAAAGCGTTATATCCGAGGGTAATGTTATCATTTCCGTATGTTTGATTGGAACCGGTGAATAGTTTTGTATACTCACGCTGTTGTATATCTGATTCTGATAAGAAATTTGATTTGTCTACTTGAAACGGATTATTTCTTGATTGGTAATTCTCAGGGGTATTTGTATTTTTTAATGACAGTGCATTGAGTGGCAAGGAATCGCCACTAAGTTGAGTGTATTCATTATGTAGTAATAAATTTGAATACACGGTTGATGTACTACGATCGGTGTTAATGTTTTGTGTGTTTGTTTTAAAGTCGCGCTTATAACTAACCCAAGGATCAATTAACTTTGTATCGTTTGGCAATTCAGGTCTCGGTGTACATGCAAATATTGACTCTTGACTATACGGTGTATATCTACC